ACGATGGCGAAGTCTGCAATGATGATGGTGCATCGCCCCTACGCCATGAGCGGGGGCAATGCAGAAGAGATGCGGAGCGCTTGTGATGCCCTTGACCAGATAGCAGGCAATATGGTTGACGCGTACAGCGGAAAAACAGGTATTCCAGCCGCGCAAATTACCGAAATGATGAGGGCCGAAACGTGGTTGAATGCTGAAAAGTGTAAAGCGCTCGGATTCTGTGACTCTATCGGCACTATGGGCGCAATCAATGCCGCTGTTGATTTTTCCGGTTTTTCAAATGTGCCGGATGAGGTTAGGGCGATGTTTAACGAAAAGGAGTTGCCGACAAATGAGCGCGATCTTGAAGCAATCTTGCGAGATGCAGGTTTGACTAAAAAGGAAGCGCTCACAGCTATCGCGGGGCTGAAAACCGAAGCACTGAGAGATTCAGAGGCGGCGGACGCGCAGAAATTCAAGGAATATTTGCAGATCGAGGCCATGAAATCACTTTTACGGTAACAACAAATCCATTTGCCGGAGAACACCGGCCAGGAGCCTACCATGTTTGAAGAATTGAAAGCACTGTTTGAGCAGTTCAAAACCGCCAATGACGAGCGATTGAAGCAGATCGAAGCAAAGGGCCACGCCGACCCGCTGCTTGAGGCCAAAGTTGACCGCATGAATGACGACCTCGGCGTGAAAGAAACGGCAATCAAAGCCCGTATTGACGAAGTGGAAGCCAAGTTTAACCGCCTCGGCAAAGGTGGCGGCCAGACTGAGGAAGAAATCGCCCACGCAGAGCACAAAGCCGGATTTAAGGCGTTCATGCGTAAGGGCAAAGAAGATGGCCTGCGTGAACTGGAAATCAAGAACGCCATTTCTGATGGTTCCAATCCAGACGGCGGCTTCGCTGTACCAATTGAGCTTGACCGGAACATCGGGGCGACTCTGATCAATATGTGTGCCATGCGACGGCTTGCCAACGTAATCACGGCTGGCATTGGTTACCAGAAGCTTTACAACATCCACGGCACCGTGTCGGGATGGGTAGGAGAGACTACCGCACGCCCTGTAATGGCAAACAGCCAACTCGCCAAGCTCACCCCGTTCTTTGGCGAAATTTATGTCAATCCGGCAGCTACACAGCAGTCGCTTGACGACATCTTTTTCGATGTCGAATCGTGGATTGTCCAGGAAGCATCCTCCGAAATCGCCAAGCAGGAGGGCGCATACCTTAACGGCACCGGTACAAATCAGCCTAAAGGCTTGCTTGCCTACACCACCGCAGCAACCACCGACGCGACCCGCGCTTTCGGTACACTTCAGCACGTTCCTACTGGTGCAGCAGGCGCATTCCTCCCTGTAACCGCTACCTACTCGCCGTTTGATGCACTGATCGACCTCACCAGCGCATTGAAGGTGGCACATCGTAACGGCGCTCAATTCCTCATGAACAAGGCGACCCTCGGCGCACTACGTAAGCTGAAAAGCACGCTTTCCGGCGAATACCTCATGACGCTTCCGACCGCCGCCACTCCTGGCACCATTCTGGGCTATGGCTACGATGAGGATGAGAACATGCCGGACATTGCAGCCAACGCGCTTGCAATTGCGTTTGGCAATTTCAAATCGGCCTACACCATCGTAGATGTGATGGGCACGCGCATACTCCGCGATCCCTACACCAACAAGCCTTATGTCAGCTTCTACATCACGAAGCGGACAGGCGGAATGCTGGAAAACTCGGAAGCCCTCAAGCTGCTTAAATTCTCAGTAGCGTAATCCAACCCGGGGCGGCTCCGGTCGCCCCTCCTTTTCCCCTTCATCCAGAGGGTAACAATGGCCATCCGCATAATCACAGCGCCAACAGTCGAGCCTATCGACATTACAGCCGTTGCCGGCCAGTGCCGCACCGGCGATCTATCCAGCGAGGCCGACACGGTAAACGGCTACATCGTCGCAATCCGGCAGAAATGCGCGAATGACTTACGGCGTACGCTGATCACCACGACTTACGACCTGGTGCTTGACGCTTTCCCTTCACCGTCGAATCGTAACCCGTTTGCCGCGCTGGAAATACCCTTGCCGCCGCTTCAATCGGTCGTCAGCATCAAGTGCATGTCAACCGACCTCGTTTTAACCACTTTGGACCCGACAATGTACGTGGTTGATACCGATAGCACGCCAGGGCGCGTCATGCCCGCATATGGGAAAGCATGGCCTGCAACGCTCGACTATCCCGGCAGTGTGCGGGTTCAGTTTACGTCCGGATACGGTGATACCGCTGACGATGTGCCGCAATGTATTAAAAACTGGATGCTGCTGAATGTGGCGAATCTTTTTGAGAATAGAGAATCGGAATCCGTATCCGACAGCCGCATGTCACAAATTGATCTTTCGACCATGGCTGATTCACTGCTTGATCCCGAACGGTGGGAGGTAAGGGTATGAGAGCAGGTAAACTCCGCCACAGAGTCGCAATCCAAGTCAAAATGATAACCACTGACGCATATGGCGGGCCGGTGGAAACTTGGACAGATATTACCGGCATGTCGAGTGTTCCTGCATCCGTAGAACCGCTATCAGGCCGGGAACTGGCAAACGCGCAGACGGTCAACGCGGAAACGACGACTAAAATCACCATGCGTTACATGGCTGGCATTATCGCCGCAAACCGCATCACGTTTGAAGGCAAATTTTACAATTTACAATCCGTGATTGACCGCGAATTGAAGCACCGCGAACTGATCATTATGGCATCCGAAGGATTGAACGAGGGGTAAGGAGAATTTATGGCAATCCAATTATCTGTAGCAGTAAGAAACGCCCGGCTCGACGCGCTTGAAACGGTGGCCGGGACCGCCCCAAAACTTAGACTTTACAGTGGCACGCAACCCGCAAATTGTGCCGCAGCTGCATCCGGGACGCTTCTTCGGGAAATTACCCTCCCCTCGGATTGGATGTCCGCAGCGTCTGCGGGTAGCAAGGCCCTTGCCGGTTCGTGGACCGATAGCAGCGCCGGGACCGCCGGGACCGCCGGGCATTACCGGGTAATGGACTCTACTGGTGCGACATGTCACGAGCAGGGGACAGTAACGATTACCGGCAGCGGTGGTGACCTGACGCTAGACAATAACGTCATCGCGGCCAGTCAGACCATCACCATCACCAGCTGGACCAAAACCGACGGTAACGCGTGACCACCCTCACGTACATCACGCCGCTGATCGGGTCGGGTACCCACCGTGATCCATTCCACTGCAAAATCGACCTGTATATCGATATCATGCATGGGGACCGTTATATCAGCAGCGACTATGCGCAGGGCCTGGCGGTTGCCGTGGTCACGGCCTCGGATGCAGCGCACGCGGCGATTGCCTCCGACAGTAGCATTACCGAGGGCTAAATGGCACTTCCGGCTTCCGACAATTTCAATAGAGCCGACTCAAACCCGATAGGCGGCAACTGGACCACCGCGCCTGGAGCCAATGCCATATGTATTGTCGGCAATGTCGCCACGTACTCAACGTCGGGTGGTGACAATACCGCTTTTTGGAACGCTGATGCGTTCGCGGCTGACCAGTACTCCCAGGGCACGCAGCCGACAGTTCGGGATGCCGGATTTGCTGTCAGAATGGCGACTAGCGGCGGTAGTCTGACCATGTACGTCGCCGGTCTGAATAGCTGGGGTAGCACAGTATTGAGTCTGAATCGCGTAGTAGCCGGTACGTGGACGCAGTTGGGCAGTAATGTTGACGCCTCCACTTGGGCAACAACAGACATAATCAGGATTGAAGCACGCGGGACAACGATTGAAGTATTTCGAAATGGTGCATCGGTTTTGTCTGCAACAGATTCAAGCATTTCGGCGGGTGCAGCTGGAATCCATTTTTACGGCAACGGAACAAATACAATCGATAACTGGGCGGGTGGGAATACAGGTGTTTCAGGCATCACCGGTGCCAGTTCCTCCATATTAGGCGCGCTCACGGGAGCGGGCACAGGGACGAACCTCACCCACGGCGCACAATCGGCCACATTGGCAACGATTACCGGCACACAACAGGGCAGCGTTTCGATTGCGGGA